CCAGCCCCTCAAGGGGGTCGAGGCCCCCGCCGCTGGCTGGGTGAAGGAGCTGAAGCTGGAGGACGGGAACATCGTGGCCGTTGTTGAGTGGACACCCCGGGGAGCGGAGTATCTGAAGAATAAGGAATACCGCTACCTCTCCCCCGTGGTCAATGTCCGCAAAATGGACAATAAGGCCATAGGGCTGCACTCCCTGGCCCTGACCAACACCCCCGCGATCGAGAACATGACCCCGATCGTCAACTCAGATAATTTTGAAGGAGGACACGAGAACATGGATATGCAGAAGCTGGCGGCGGCACTGGGCCTTGGCCCGGACGCCACCGAGGAGCAGATCATGGAGGCTCTCCAGGCGATGGTCGCCGAGAACAAGAGCCTCAAGGAAGGTAAGCAGCCCGGGGACGAGGCCACCGTCGCCAACAAAGCGGTCTGCGAGCTGCTGGGCCTGAAGGCCGGAGCCCCCGCCGAGGATGTGACCGCGAAGATCATGGAGCTCAAGGGCGGCACCATCGACGGCGTCAACGTGCTGGAGGAACTGAAGGCCCTGAAGCAGCAGAACGCCCAGCGGGACGCGGACGAGGCCGTCACCCTGGCCCTGAAAGCGGGCAAGATCACCCCGGCGCAGAAGGACTGGGCCCGGAGCTACGCTCTGGCCGACCCCAAGGGCTTCGACGCGTTTGTGGAGAAGGCCCCCCAGGTCGTTCCCATGGGCGAGATCGACCTGGGCGGCACCGTGGCCCTCAAATCCGACAAGCCGGACGAGGCGACCACGTTGGTTTGCAAGCAGCTGGGCGTCAGCCAGGAAGACCTGGAGAAATACGGGAAGGAGGAGTAAGCCATTATGGGAGCTTTGACTAACGCAAGAGATACCACCGAGATCATGAACGGCGGCAAGCAGCTCGTCCTGCCGGTAAAGGCTAAGACCACCATCTACCAGGGGGCCCTGGTCGCCCTGGACGCGGACGGCTACGCTATCCCCGGGAAGAAGGCGGCGGGCCTGACGGCAGCGGGCCGGGCCGAGGAAACCGTGGAGAACACGGGCGGCGATGGCGAGCTGGTCATCCGGGTCACCCGGGGCGTGTTCGTCTACGCCAACACCAGCACCGCCGCCAACAAGGTCGGCGCGGGCCACGTTCTCAAGCCCTGCTACATCCAGGACGACCAGACCGTGACCGCCCTGGCCACCGGAGCCTCGGTCGCCGGGCTGGTCATCCGGGTCGACGACAATGGCGTCGCTGTGGAGATCGGCAACGGCCTGACCGCGCCCGCCGCCAGCACCTAACGAACAGAAGGAGGATAATGCGCTATGGTTATCAACCCCCAAACCCTGCGCGGCATCTACGTCGCGTTTAATACCATCTTCAACAAGGCCCTGACGGAAGTGCAGCCGATGTACACCGAGATCGCCTCCGTCATCCCCTCCACCACCGACTCGGAGACCTACGCCTGGCTGGGCGACATCCCCGGCATGAGGGAGTGGATTGGCGACCGGGAGGTGCAGAACCTCACCGCCAGCGACTACACCATCAAGAACAAGGACTTCGAGCTGACCGTGGGTGTCGACCGCAACGCGATCGAGGACGATAAGCTGGGCATCTACAATGTGCGGATTGAAATGCTGGCGCAGTCGGCGGCGACGCACCCGGACGAGCTGATCTTCAAGCTGCTGGCCGACGGCTTCACGGCGAAGTGCTTCGACGGCCAGCCGTTCTTCTCCGCCGCCCACAAAATCGGCGAGAAGACCGTCTCCAACATGAGCCACGCCAAGCTGAGTATGGACGCCTATATTGCGGCCCGCACCGCAATCATGTCCCTCACCAACAGCAAGGGCCGGGCCCTGAACCTTGTCCCGGATAAGCTGATCGTCCCGCCCGCTCTGGAGAAGGAGGCCCGGGACATTCTGGTCGCCGACTTCGTGAACGGCACCAAGAACACCATGCAGGGCACCGCGAAGCCCGTGGTCGTCCCCCAGCTCGCCGGTCACGACTCCTCCTGGTTCCTGCTCTGCACCAACCGGCCCGTGAAGCCGCTGATCTACCAGCAGCGGAAAAAGGCCAAGTTCGTCTCCAAGACCCAGGAGACCGACGAGAACGTGTTCATGAAGAAGCAATTCCTTTACGGCGCGGACAGCCGGGGCAATGCGGGCTTCGGCTTCTGGCAGATGGCCTTCGGCTCTGACGGCACCGGGGCTGCTGGCTGACGGAAGGGAGGGGCGGCATGAGCTACAGCACCAGGGCGGAAGTTCGGGAGATGATTAAGGACGACGCCCTCAACGCGATCATCGGAGACACCTTTATCGAGGAGCCCGCGAAACGGGAGGAGCTGGTCGCCCCCATCATCGACGCGGCGATCGCCGACGCGGACGGCGAGATTGACGGCTACCTCGCCAAGAGGTACGCCGTCCCCCTCGCTCCTGTCCCCAAGGTCATCAACAAATTTTCTAAAGACATCGCGGTCTATAACCTGTTCTCCCGCATCGGCATCGACGAGGGGACAGATCAGAAGACTTACCTCAACCGCTACAACGCGGCGGTCAAGTTCCTCACGCTGGTGGCGGAGGGCAAGGTCTCCATCGGGGCCGATGCTGACGGAGATCCCGCCAGCGCAGCCGCGATCGGCTTCACCGTCAAGTCAAACCCCCGGCTGTTCAGCCGGGGGCAGATGAGGGGGATGTGAGCTATGTACGACATCCGCCTGGAAGGTGACACCCGAGCTATGCTCCGCAGGATACGGAGCTTCTCCGAGATCGACCGCCGCAGTATCAACGCCGCACTCGCCCAGGGCGTCCGGGAGTCAACCCTGGAACGCTTCCGGCAGAGCAAGGGCCCGGACGGGCGGAGGTGGAAGAGTTCCAAGCGGGCAATACTGGAGGGCGGCAAGACCCTGGTCAAGACCGCCCAGCTCCGCAACTCCATCCACGCGAGATCGGACGCCTCCGGCTTTGCGGTCGGCACCAACGCCAAACACGCAGCGACCCATCAGTTCGGTGAGCCTGGGCGCACCATCCGGGCCCGCAGGAAGAAAGTGCTGCGGTTCCAGTACAACGGCAAGTGGGTCTCCAAGAAACAGGTGCGCGTCAAAATCCCGGCCCGGCCCTTCCTCGGCCTGTCGGACGAAGATATGCAGGAGATGAAGGCCACCGTGGAGGACTTCATCGGAAGGGAGGGCTGACCCATGCTCTACGGGCAAAGCAAGCAATACCTCCTGGAGAAGTTGGTGGCGGCGGGGCTCAAGTCGAGACCGTACACAGCCCTGAAAGCCCTCCAGAAAAGCCAAGAGTCCCACATCGGTGCAGTTCTGTTTGAACGGGAAGCCTACGCCCGAAACGGCTCCAAAAAGCGATTTAGGGATGAAGAGGGAGCGAAACACAAACGGCGCAAGGTTTTTGACCGGGCTGTCACCTTCGTTGTACTCATAGGCGACTACACAGACGACACCGTGGAGGCTATGCTGGAGAAGTTCGTCTCGCTGCTTGACCGTGGCATCACGGTCGACGGGAATTTCGTCCCGCTGGAGATAGAGGGCGTGGAGTGGGTCGATACCGAGGACGCGCTGCTCAAGGCCCAGGTCGCCGTCCGCGTGACGGTCACCTTCAACGGCGGCGTCTACAAGGACACGGACTTCGGGCCGCTGACCCACGTCGAGGTGGTCGAGATCGAGAAAATAAACGGAAAGGAGAATACAGATGGCGAGTAGAAGCAAGCCGGAAGCTGCGCCCGCAGCGGCGCAGCCCCAGGAGCTGCTGTCGATTGATACGCTCCGGGAGAAGCACAAGGTTACGCGGCCCATCTTCGCTGGCGTATGTGCCGCGAATGACTGGAAGCCCGGCAGGGCTATGACCGAGGAGGCGTTCCTCCAGGCGGTTGCCGATTTTACCGGGGCCCCCATGGGCGCACCCCAAGGAAAGCGAGGCTAAGAAGCAATGCTTAGAGACGTTAAGACAATCATTTCTGACGGTCTGCTCGGCTTTGCGACCGCCACCGGCGACGGGCTGAGCGTCAAGATCGGGGCCTCGCCCGTGGTCTCCGACACGCCGATCATCGTCACCGGCGACATGGACGCCGCCAAGATCAGAGGCCGGCTGGGCCTGTCCCCGCTGGCCGACGCCACCATGGACGCCGTCCAGGGCGGCGCGGCCCGCATCTTCTGCCTCCCGGTCGCCGCAACTACGGCGGGCACTCTGGCCCCCGTGGTGCAGGAGGGGGATGGCGGCGGCAGCTTGACCGTGGACGGCTCCCCCACCAACGCCTTCCAGGTGGTTATCCAGATCACCGCCCAGGGCGGGCTGAACACCGCAGCCTTCAAAGCCTCCATCAATGGAGGCCACAGCTTCACCGACGAGATCACCGTCCCTGTGACCGGCTCCTACGCCCTGGAGGGGACGGGCCTGACCGTCCAGTTCGCCGAGGCAGCGGAGGTCGACCAGAAGCCCAGCTCCTTCCTGGTGGGTGACACCTTCACCTTCAGCTCCACGGCCCCGGCTATGACCAACGGCGACGTACTGGCAGCAGTAGACAGGCTGAAGGAGTTCACGCAGGAGTTTGAGTTCATCCACATTGTTGGGGAGAGCACCCTCCCCCTCTGGCAAGCTATGAGCGAAGCCCAGAAGGAGCTCATGAACGTCTACCACAAGCCTGCCTTTATTCTGCTGGAGGCGGCGTTCCCCCAGGCGGACGTGGACGGCGACCTCCACGACTGGGCGTTTCAGATGGAAGCGAACCGGAAGAAGATCAAGAACACCGACATCCAGGTCTGTGCGGCCTGGGGCAAGCTCGTCCGGCTGGACGGCACCACGCAGAATGTCAACCTCGCCGGGCTGGTGTCGGGCCGCTACGCCAAGGCCCCCGTCCAGGTCTCCATCGGCAAGACCCAGCCCGAGGCGGGCTACGGCTTCCCGGAGACGCAGCTCCTGGAGCTTATCCCGGCTGGCTACGATAATACCATCATCGAGTTCCTGGACGTGGCTGGGTACCTGACCTTCCGGGAGTACGACGGTCTGGACGACCTCTACGTCTACCACACCAAGATGATGTGCCCGGACGGGAGCGACTACCGCTACGCCGAGGACGTGCGCGTCAGGAACAAGATCGTCCGGGAGACCCGGAAGAAGGCTCTGTTGTTCAAGAATGACGACATTGATCTGACGGACATCCAGGGCGAGCTGGAGGCCCGGGCGAAGTTCATCGCCACCCCTCTCGACCGCATGGTGAAGAACAAGGAGATCAGCTCCTATGAGATCATCGTCAAGGAGGGGCACGAGGAGACGTTCCTGGAGGACGAGACCATGCGGGTCAAAATCCGCTACCTCTCCAGGGGCTACATCCGCGAGGTGGAGATCGACCTGGGCCGCGCCCCGATCACTGCGTGACAGAAGGGAGGATAAGAGACTATGAGCCTCAAAGTAAACGGCAAAGCCTACGACTGGGGCGACGTCGACGTCAAATTTCCTGGTCTGGTTCTGGTTGTGCAGGAGATCAGCTACGACGACGAGATGGAGATGGAGGAATCCTACGGATACGGCCACCGGCCTCGCGGCTATGGCACCGGAAACTATAAGTCCTCCGGGAAAATCTCCTTGCTCCGGGACGACTACGAGGAGTTCCTGAAATGGTGTAAATCCCAGGGCATCCCCTTCTACAAACTGACCATCCCCTCCATCGTCGTTTCCTACGCCAACGAGGGGGAGAAGACCCACATGGACGAGCTGAAGATCGTCAAGCTCACCAAGCGAAGCCACAAAGCCGCCCAGGGCGACAAGGGCCTGACCGTGGACATCGACATGATGATCGTCGGCGGCATCGTCACGGACGGCCTGGAGCCCGCCTGAGCGTTATTCCCAGAATAATTGAGAAATGGAGGACACCCCCATGGAAAACATGAAAGATAACCCCATTTCCTCCGCTGCGCCCAAGCTGGCCAGCGACGAGGAGCTGAAGGCGAAGTACGGCAAGGTCTACCGCATCGGCATGACGGTCTCCGAGGACGACGAGAACGAGGTCGAGCTCGTTTACCGCTTCAAGCGGCCCAGCGTGGCCAGCTATGACCGCTACGTCAAAACGCTGGCCCAGATCGGCGCATCCAAGGCCAGCAAACGGTTCATGCTGGACGCCGTGGTGGAAGAGGATGAAGCCAGGCTCACCGCCGACGCCGAGACCTATCCCGGCGTGGCCATTGCGATCGGCGGCAAGCTCACGGACATCCTGGGCCTGACTAACGCGGTAAATTTGAAGAAACTCTAAGGGAGAAGGTCGCGGGGGTCAGGGAGAACGCTATAGAAACAGGGCTCCTGGAGATATATCGCTTCCTTCCCCTGCCTCTCTTAGAGCAATTTGACCCTGAAGCAATCAGCGACATCGGCGTATTTCTGGACTATGTGGCAAAGGCTCGCGTCGTCCAAGAGATGGAGAAGGACATCCTCGCTCGAGCGATCAGCGAAGTGTTCTCCTCGTAAATGGAGGTGAGAGCAGTGTGAGCTTAGAATCCATCTTCAAATTGTCGCTTGTCATGAACATGGTCGACCACCTCTCTGGCCCGCTGGCTGGCATCGCCTCCCGCGTGGGGGCGGACGTGTCCAAGCTGGACGCGCTGGGGCAGACCTTCGGCGGATTCATCAAGGCGGGCACTGCGATGCAGGGGGCTGGCTCCCAGATCACCAGCGCAGTGCTCGCCCCCGTAGAAGCCACGTTTGAAACACGCCGGGCCTTGGGCGAGCTGGCCTCCCTGGGCGTGGAAGACCTGGACGCGCTGGAGAGTGCGGCCCGAAACTTCTCCGACCAGTGGAGCGGCACCACAAAGGCCGACTTCATCAGCGCGGCCTATGACATCAAGAGCGGCATATCGTCCCTGTCGGACGAGGGCGTCGCCGAGTTTACCGCTCTCGCAGCCCTGACCGCCAAGGCCACCAAGTCGACGGCCTCGGAAATGACCTCCCTGTTCGCCACCGGCTACGGCATCTATAAGGGCTACTACGA